ATTATAGACAATAAAATTGTAAAAAGATACTTTCCAGATTTACTTCATGCAGAAGAAGGTAGGCGTGAAGCTTGGAATAAAACTTATATTGTTGTAGATCACCCTTATAGAAAATCAGAAGGTGTAGTTGATAGTACTATAATGACATGCGGTCTTGAAAAAACTATTACAGGTAAACATTGTAAAAGGTTAATACTAGACGATATTGTTGTTCCAGAAAACAATACTGAAATTGGCAGGAGAGATGTTAACTCATGGGCAGCACAAGCTGCTTCTATTATGAGTGCTGACAGTTCTATGTTTGTTGTTGGTACAAGATACCACCCAAAAGATGCTTATCAACTTATGATGGACATGGCATATGATGACCCGTCAGAAAATGAAAACGGGGAAATAACTACATCAGAAGTATCTATGTTTACTGTTATGATGGATAACGTAGAAGATGATGGTGAGTTTCTTTGGCCTAGACAACAACGTACTGACGGGAAATACTTTGGATTTAACCCTACTGTATTGGCTAAAAAAAGAGCAGTGTATGAAAGTCTAGGAGAAATTACACAGTTCTATGCTCAATACTATAATGACCCTAATGATAAATCTACAGCACCAATAAGCCACGATTTATTTAAATACTATAAAAAAGAAGAAGTAGAATATGTTACAGGGCTTTGGACGGTTGCTGGCAGACCTGTCTGGATGTTTGCGGCAGTTGACATGGCAGCAAGTACAAAAGACAGTGCTGATTACACAGTTATTACGGTTGGTGCAATTGACGAGGACGGGAACAGGTATGTTGTGGACATTGATAGATTCAAGTCTGCAAAAGCATCCGAAATACTTGCTCGTGTGCGACTTGCATATGAACGATACATGTTCAAAAAATTGCGAATTGAAGCTGTGTCAGGGTTTAGACTCGTGGCACAAGATATGGCAGATAGACTGACGGAGATGGGTATTAGGATTCCTATTGATTTATACATCCCACCTAACTCCCAAGGCAAGTTTGCTAGGGTTAACGGTATACTAGAACCCTTATACCAAAGTGGTGCTATTTACCATTATAGAGGTGGTAACTGCCAAGTATTAGAGGATGAGCTAGTTTCCGTTAACCCATTACATGACGATACCAAAGATTCGTGGGCAATGTGCGTTGATCTTATGGTAAAACCCTTACAAAGACGGCAACAACAGTCCACTAATGTTGTACGATTTAATAAAAGATTTGGAGGGTTAGCAGCGTGAGTAAAACCTATACCAGTGGTCACACACTGACGGTAGAAGACGTTGATGACACAGCAGTACGTATTACTGAAATGTGGACACGTTATAACACAGAGCGTAAAAATGCTTTAAATCTTAATGAAGAAGCACGGCGGTTTGTCTATGCTACAGATATTGACAGCACTTCAGCATCAGATTTAATGCACAAAAACAGAACTCATCAACCAAAATTAACACAAATTGCAGATACTCTTAAAAGCCAGTACTTTGAAGCATCTCTATCTATGCCAGCATTTTTTAAATTTCCAGCCCCTAAAAATATAAAACCATCTGTAGCAACAGCTATGGAAAAATGGATGATGGTTAAACTAGAACAGCGTAAATTTAGAGAAGTAGTTGGTAGAGAGCTTATAAGCGATTTTGTTGATTACGGTAATTGTTTTGTTAGTGTAGATTACATTGTTGAGCATGATAATAATGGTAATGTAATATACAAAGGCCCAGATTTAAAACGTGTATCTCCTATGGATATGGTTTTTAATCCTAGAGAAAAGTTTCATAAAAGTGTTAAGATTGAAAGTTGTAATTTTCATATAGCAGATATAAAAGAGTTTTCAAAAAATTACCCCAATGCTGGGTTTAAACAAGGCACAATTAATAAAGCTATTGCATCAAGACACCCAGAGGGTATAGATGATTGGGTAGAAGTTATTAAAAACCGTGGCATTAATATGGACGGCTATGGAGGATTTGACCAATACTTTAAACAAGATTTAGCAGAGATATTAATATATAGAGGAGATGTATTTAACCCTTCTACTGGAGATATACAACGTAATAGGGTTGTATATATAATGGATCGTGTCCATATTATTCGTAACGAACCATCAAGATCTCCATCTAATTTTAGTGGGTTACATCATGCAGGTTGGCGTATTCGACCAGATAACTCATGGGCGCAAGGGCCACTAGATAATCTTGTTGGTATGCAACATAGAATAGACCACCTTGAAAATCTCAAAGCAGATGTGTTTGATGTTATTGCCCAACCAGTTTTATTTGTTAAGGGTGACGATGTTATGGAACCATCTGAAGGGTATAGGCCCGGAGCTATATATTATGGTGGTTTAGATTCTGATGTTCGTAGTATTGTTCCTGATGCAACAGCTTTAAACGCAGATACTCAAATTGCAAACTACCATCGTATGATGGAAGAAATGGCTGGCGCACCCCCAGAATCTAGAGGCGTAAGAACTCCCGGAGAAAAAACAGCATTTGAAGTTAGTAAATTAGACCAAAATGCTACGATGATGTTTGTAGATAAAGCAAGATTATTTGAACGTATGTTAGAAAATGTACTTAAAGAAACATTTGAGCTTATGTTGTTGAATTTTGATATTGAAGATTATGTAGAAGTATTTGGAGAAGATTCAGAGTCAGAAGGTCTTATAGCTCTTGCTAGTCAATCAACATTGTCTAGAGGTAATTTTGTAGCTATTGGTGCTAGACATTGGACTAGAAGAAATAGAGAAACTTTAGAAATGAACACTTTTATGTCTGGCCCGTTAAAAGATCCAAAAGTACGAGCGCATGTTGACGGTTTAAAACTAGCTACTTTTTGGGAGCGTAAACTTAATATTGAAGATGAAGGGATTATTGAGGAGTATGCAGGAATTAAAGAAGATGTTACACTTCAAGCAATTGCTCAAGAAGAGGCTCAAAAATTACAACAAGTCGCACAAACGCAACCAGTTGGAGTCGGAGATGTCTCTGGCACTGGTGTCCAGACTTTTACCGAAGAAGGAGGACAGGGAGGGGGTAATATCCCAAGCCAAGGGTAGCCCACTACTACTTAAATTTCTTGAAGACTATTTACTAGACGAAATTCTTGATAATACTTTTACCGAAGGTTATCACGAAGAAAGGGCTTTTCATGATGGAAAAGCTTATCAATCTAAATTAATATTAAAATTATTGAAGGGATTAACAAATGAGTGAAGCGTTGACAGACGCTCTTGAAAATGTAGAGTCGCCGGAAGTAGCTGACCAGCCAAAGCCGGAAGAAAGCCAAAAATCAGAACCTGCCTATATAGATACCCTAGTAGGTGAAGGTAAGAAGTACAATTCTACTGATGAACTGGCAAAAGCATACCACCATGCAAATGTACATATTGAAGAGTTAAAATCAGATCTTCAAGAATACAAAGGTGGTAAAGAAGCTTTTAACGAGCTTCTAAGCGAAATTCGTAATTCCAAAACGGAAGAGACTGTTGAAACCGTAGCCCTACCACAAGCTCCAGTTGAGACTCAAATCCACACGGAAGACGTAACGAAAATCGTGAGCGACCAATTTGCTCAAAGAGAAGCTGCTGCACTAGCAAAAACTAATGTAAGCGTTTCGATGAATAAATTGGTAGAGGTATACGGTTCTGAAATGCAAGTTAAAGCTGCCGTTACCAAAGCTGTTGGATCGGATAACAATGTTAAGGATATTATTGATAACCTTAGTAGAACAAACCCCGAAACAGCAGTTAAATTCATCACGGGTATTGTACCTGTATCTAGCGTAGATGCAAGCAATACTCCGGCAATCAACAACTCCTCTGGAGAAGTAAGTCCTTTTGAGGGGCAGTTAACTTGGACTAAATGCAGGGACATAAAGAAAGAAAACCCTCGTTTATATAAAAGTGCTGAGTTTCGCAAACAAATAGAAAAAGCTTCAACAGAAGCAGCGGAACGTGGTGTTGATTTTTTTGCAACTTAACTAAGAGGAGATCAAGATGGCTCTTGATACAACAAACAACTCCTCATTGATCCGTACTGCGGTATGGGCCAACGAGGTTAAGGATGTTTTGCAAGAAGAGCTAATGATGGATTCTCATGTCCGTTGGATTACTGAGTTTCCTGATGGCGACACTTTAAACATCCCCACATTGTCAGAAATGACAGTGCGAAATTATTCCGAAGGAGCGCAAGTAACTTTGGATGATCCTACCACTGGTAACTTCACACTAACTATTGACAAGTATTACCAATCAGGTTTTAAAATTCCTGAGAAGTTTCGTCATGATAGTTTTTATGTTAGTATTGCCGAAAGCAACTTTGTACAAAAGCTAACTCGTGCATTGCTTGAGCAGAAAGAATCTGATCTTGCAAACATTCAATCCGCACAGACTGCTACAAATCCTAATACCATAAATGGCGTTGACCATCGCTATGTTGGAACAGGCACTGGAGAAGTTATTACTCTAGCTGACATGCAAAAAGCTAAACTAGCTTTAGATAAAGATAAAGTAATGCGTGGCAATCGCCGTGCATTTGTTGATCCATCCGTGACATATCAGTTGCAACAAATAAGCAATGTCATCCAGCAAGACGTGTATGGAGGAAATGCCTTTGTTAAAGAAGGTATGAATGGAACGGCCTACGTTGGTCGATTTGCTGGCTTTGATATTTTTGAGTCTCTGTTTCTTGATACAGCGGCTTCAGAATCTATCACAGCAACTGCTCCTAATGCTGGTGCGCTCACAGGTACTGATGCTCACATTAACATGTTTGTTGGTGAAGAGGCTTTTATTGGTGCTATGAGGGCTATGCCTGATATGGATGCTTGGTACGACAATAACACCCGTTCAGATGTTTACCATGTTACGATGCGTTATGGCGTTAAGCTGTATCGCCCCGAATCATTGGTTTGCGTACTGTCCGAATAGAACTAGGGAGGATTTAAAATGACACAAGCTCGTACTCCTGCTGGTTCTGCTCAGACGAGTGGTTCTGGCGAATACCTTGACGATACCTCACAATTTCCTACGGCACTTACTTGGCCTAAAGTACCCGGCTAC